AGTGAGAATGCTCACGGTCTTGCTGCCGACTTGGTAACGTCCTAAACGGAGGGGTGGGCCAGGGAAACTTGGTCCACCTTCAAAATATGGAAACACGAATCTTTGACAAAGACGAGACAACAGGCATCACCAGGCTCTGGCACTACAACCCATTGACTGATGAGGCAACCATTGAGACTCAGCAGGATGTCTCCAATGTGGTGGAAGAGAACAAGGACCAGTTCAACGCTACCGACAACAAGGCCAACTGGACAGGCGAGTGGCACAAGGTAGCATCCATTCCACTCAACATCTATTACGAATTGCAGTCCAGCGGCAAGATTACAGATCAAGCCTACATGAAACGCTGGCTCAATGACCCCGACAACAGATTCTTCAGAACACGACCAGGACAAGTATGACAATTATTGCGGTTTGCACTCCAGCGCGTGACATGGTTCACACGCAGTACGCCTATTGCTTGGTCAATATGGTGGCCTATCACGCCTGCAACACCGATGACCGAATTGACCTAAAAATCATGCAAGGTACGCTGATTCAGAATCAACGGGCAGAGCTGGCGCTGGACGCAATGCGCGAGGGTTGCAGCCACATCCTGTTCATTGACTCTGACATGACATTCCCGCAGGACATGATCCAGCGGCTGATGGCGCATGACCTTGACATTGTGGCGACCAACTGCGCTAGACGCAGGATGCCGACAGGACCAACTGCCAAGGTTGGCAACAAGCTAATCTACAGCACCTTGGAGGACCACGGTCTGCAGGAGGTGGACACCATTGGCATGGGCGTTATGCTGATCAAGGCAGATGTCTTCAAGAAGATGTCCGAGCCTTGGTTTGAGACTCCTTGGAGAACGGACAAGCGTGGCTACGTTGGTGAGGATGTCTTCTTCTGCCTGAAGGCTAAAGAGATTGGGTATAAAATCTACATTGATCACGATGTCTCTCGGGAAATAGGTCATGTAGGCACCTTTGAATTCCGACATGAGCACACATGGGTGGTCAAAGACCTGCAGGACAAGGAGGCATAAATGGCACTCTCTACCTACGCCGAGCTGAAGACATCAGTTGCGGATTGGCTCAATAGATCAGACCTGACAGCTGCAATTGCTGACTTTGTGACTCTTGCTGAGTCGCAAATTGAGCGCGTCCTGCGTACAAGGAATATGTTGACTCGCGGGACGGGAAACATCACCGCCGAGTACAACGCACTGCCGACAGATTTCCTTGACGGGTTGACGCTGAAGCTGACGGGAACCAACCCCATCACACCCCTCCAGTTTGAGACACTCAACAGCCTGGACCAGTTGCAAAACACTACTTACCTGTCTGCTGGCAAGCCACTTTTCTACGCCATCATCGGCAGCAATTTTCGTGTTCTTCCAGTGCCTGACAGCACCTACGCCTACGAGATTGACTACTACGCCAAGCTCGCCAAGTTGAGCGTCAGCAACACAACCAACTGGCTGTTGACTCAGGCACCAGACATCTACTTGTACGGCTCACTGCTGCAGGCTGCACCTTACTTGCAGAACGACGAGCGCATACCTGTATGGGTGGCGCTGTACACCAAGGGCATTGATGACCTACGCCTTGCTGACAACAGGTCCAATCAGGCAGGAACTATGCTTGCGCGCGCAAGAACACTAGGATAAATCATGGCAGATACCACCACCACAAACCTCTTACTGACCAAGCCAGAAGTAGGTGCCAGCACCGACACATGGGGTACTAAGGTCAACTCTGACCTTGACTTGGTGGATGCACTGTTCGCAGCGGCTGGCACAGGCACATCAGTTGGCCTGAATGTTGGAGCTGGCAAGACGCTGGCAGTTGCCGGGACGCTGACAGCTACAGGCACCACCAACCTGACATCACCAGCAGTCACCACCAGCCTCACAACGCCATCCACCACCTTTGCCTTGGTCAATGCTACGGCAACCACAGTCAACCTGGCTGGCGCTGCTACTGCCGTAAACATTGGTGCTGCCACAGGCACTGCCACTGTTAACAACACCACCTTGGCGGCGAAGGCCATTACAGCCAGCACCACGTTGGCGGTGACAGGCATCTCCACCCTGACGGGTGCAGTTGGCGCACCAGGTGGTGTGACAGGCCCAATCACATCAAGTTCTGCAACCATCACTGGCGGCAGCATCACAGGCATCACTGACCTAGCAGTGGCTGACGGTGGGACAGGCGCGTCAACAGCAGCCGCAGCACTGAACAACCTGCTGCCGTCACAGACATCTGCCGCCAACAAGTACCTGCAGTCCGATGGCACCAACGCAAGCTGGGATGCAGTCACAGTCTCAACTGCCGACATCACAGGCACATTGGGTATCGGCAATGGCGGTACAGGCCAGACCAGCTTCACCAACGGTCAACTGCTCATTGGCAACAGCACAGGCAACACGCTGACACCCGCAACACTCACTGCTGGCTCTGGTGTGACCATCACCAACGGCAGCGGTGCCATTACCGTTGCCTTCTCTGGTCCAGGCGCTGGTTCAGTCACCAGCGTGGATGTATCTGGCGGCACAACAGGCTTGACCACAAGCGGTGGTCCTATCACTGGCTCTGGCACCATTACCTTGGCAGGTACGCTGGCAGTTGCTAACGGCGGTACGGGAGTCGCCACCAGTACAGGCTCTGGCAGCAATGTATTGTCAACTTCCCCTACCTTGGTCACGCCTTTGCTTGGCACTCCAACTAGCGGAGTTGCAACCAACCTGACAGGCTTACCACTAACCACAGGCGTCACTGGCACACTGCCAATTGCCAATGGCGGTACAGGCGCAACCACTCTGGCGGCGGCTAATATTCCTGTTCTAAATGTTGCCAATACCTTTACAGGTACTCAGACATTCAGCGGTACATCATCAGCACTAGCGATGATTTTGAACGACGCAGCAGAGGTGGCGACAGTATCAGCAACAGCGGCTACAGGCACGATCAACTACGATGTCACCACCCAGTCTGTCCAGTATTACACCAGCAACGCATCAGCCAACTGGACAGTCAACTTCAGAGCGTCATCAGGCACATCATTGAACACTGCCATGACCACGGGTCAGTCTGTGACTGTGGCTTTCCTTGTCACGCAAGGCGCTACGGCCTACTACAACAATGTGGTGCAAGTGGATGGCACAACAGTGACTCCCAAGTATCAAGGTGGTACAGCACCAGCGGCGGGTAACGCAAGTTCGGTCGACGTCTATATGTACACCATCGTCAAGACGGGCAGTGCGGCATTCACTGTCTTTGCCTCGCAGACCAAGTTTGCATAAGGACTGATATGCCATTAGTACAAACTAGGGGTGCGGCATCAGCCCAAGGCTTTGGCGAGTTTGCACAGGCGACTGTTGCTAACTACATTGAGGATGTGTTCAGCACATACCTTTACACAGGTACTGCCTCTACACTAGCAATTACCAATGGGATTGACTTGTCTGCCAATGGTGGGTTGGTTTGGGTTAAACGCAGAAACTCAACCACAAATCATGTTCTTGTAGATAATAGTAGGCCATTAAATAAATACTTAGCATCAAATTTAACCAATGGCAACATTGGCCCCGGATGGCCTGCATTTGTATTTAACAATAACGGCTTTAATTTACCCTCTGGTAATTATGGCGAAGTAAATACAACAGCGGGTGACTACGCCTCATGGACATTCCGCAAGCAACCAAAGTTCTTTGATGTTGTGACTTGGACAGGTGATGGGGATGCGGGTCGTCAAATTCCACATTCACTTGGTAGTTCACCTGGAGTAGCAATTGTAAAGCGTACAGACACAACAGGCGATTGGAAATATACAGCATTTGCAATTGGTTCTGTACTTCGTTTAAATGCAACTGATGCGGCAGATACAGCAGGTAACCTTGCTGGTGGGTTTATTGGTAGTAGAACATCAACCACTATTGCACTTACTTCGTGGTTAGGAAGCATGTCAGCCGTAAACGCATCAGGTGGCACTTACGTTGCTTATCTCTTTGCATCAAACGCAGGAGGCTTTGGCCTAACTGGTACAGACAATGTGATTTCGTGTGGGTCGTTTACTACTGATGGCTCTGCAAATGCAACTGTAAGTCTTGGATATGAGCCGCAGTTGGTTATGTGGAAAAGTAGCACAGCAAGTGACCTGTGGCAAATTTCAGACACCATGCGCGGCTGGTCTAACCGTAGCGGTGGTAGAAATTGGCTCCGTGCTAATGAATCGGACGCCGAGACAGCTGGCGGAGATGGGTTCCCAACAAGCACAGGATTTGAAGCGCGTGGCTTGTCTGGTTCTCAAACCTACATCTACATAGCCATACGCCGTGGCCCGATGAAAGTGCCTACGCTGGGGACGAGTGTGTTCAAGCCCATGACCACAACTGGAGATGGAAATTCGGTTAGAAGTTTTACAGGAGTTGGTTTTCCTCCCGATTTAGTTTTTCCAATAATGAGAGCATCACCCGGAAATCATTATCTTGGTGATAGGTTGCGGGGTTCTCCGAAATTGGAAACAACATCAACTGTCGCAGAAGGTAGTGGTTATGTTAAATCATATGACCAAGATGGATGGACTACACAAGCAGATTCCTTTGGTAATAGTTTTGGTTTTGCATTTATAGATTACCTGTTCCGCCGCGCCCCCGGCTTCTTTGATGAGGTTTGCTATACGGGGACGGGAGTTGCAAGGACTGTGACGCACAATCTTGGAGTAGCCCCTGAGTTAATATTTGTTAAATGGAGAACTGGTGCGCCATTTAATTGGCAATGGGGTTGTTATGATGCCCCGTCAGGTGCAGGCTACTATATGCGTTTGAATTCATCTGACGGAAATGCAACATCAAGTGTACTATGGAATGATACCGCCCCAACGGCATCAGTGTTTACTGTTGGCACAGGAGTAAATACTAACGAAAATAATACAACCTATGTTGCCTACCTGTTTGCCACTTGTGCTGGTGTAAGCAAAGTCTTCTCCTACACAGGCAACGGCTCATCACAGACCATCAACTGTGGCTTCACAGGCGGGGCTAGGTTCGTAATGATTAAGCGCACTGACTCGACAGGCGACTGGTACGTTTGGGACAGCGCAAGGGGAATCGTGGCAGGGAATGATCCACACCTCAGCCTCAACACAACAGCCGCTGAAGTCACGACAGACGACAGCGTGGATACAGACAACACAGGATTTGTGGTGAACCAGCTATCAGCAACAAACGTGAACGTAACTTCTGCAACCTACATTGGACTCGCAATTGCGTAAGGACTCATCATGCAAATCAGAACAAATGACGGGCAGGTAATGTACGAGGCAGAGTTTCGTGCATACCAAAAAGCCAACGGTGGCCCAGCTTGGGACACAACGACAACCGAGGTCTTGACAGCACTCGGCGCTGATGTAGTCTTTGAAGGCCCACAAGCCAGCGGAGGCACGGTCTACCAGTACAGCCAAGCGGCTGGTGTCGAGCAGATTGATGGCAAGTGGTACACCAAGTACATCCTCGGCCCTACCTTCACCGACACAGAAGACACAACTGCTGCCGAGCAAGAGGCTGCTTACAAGGCCAGCAAGGACGCAGAGCAAGCCAAGTCGGTACGCACCAGCCGGGATGACAAGCTGACTGAGACTGATTGGCGGTTTCGCAGTGATATGACACCTTCACAGGCGTGGAAAGATTACTGCCAAGCCTTGCGAGACATCCCAGCACAGGCTGGATTCCCTTGGACTATTACTTGGCCTGACGCACCATGAGCGAACTAGACATCCGATTGACGAGCCACGAAGCCGTTTGTGCTGAGAGGTATGCACAGATCAATGCTCGGCTCAAGCGGCTTGAGGGTGTGATTATGAAGACCACGGGTGTCTTGATCGTCTCTATGTCAGCCATCGTTTACGCATCTCTGACGCTGGGCAGATGAAGTGGACTTCTTCGACGTCCTCGCAAAAGCATGGCCCATCCTGCTGGCGCTGATCACCTTGATCATCGTCTTGGCAAAGTTGGACCTGCGGGTAGCTGTTCTGGAGGACAAGATCAAAACGCTATTCGAGATGTGGAACAGGCGGGACAAATGATTGATCCGCTAACCGCATTTGCTGTAGCTCAAGGAGCCATCAAAGGGATACAAGCTGCCATCAAGATGGGCAAGGACATCAATGGCATCAGTGGCGACTTGATGAAGTTCTTCGAGGCGAAGGACGTCATCGCCAAGGAGTCAGTGAAGAAGCCAAAGGGCTTTGGCAAGAGCGATACGGCAGTGGCGTTTGAGACGGTGATGCAGCTCAAGCAGCTCCAAGACGCAGAGAACGAACTGAAGCAGATGCTGATCTGGTCGGGCAACGATGACGTCTGGAATGCATTGATGCTGGAGCGAAACCGCATGGTGGCTGAGCGCAAGAAGGCAGAAGCAGAGAAGGCTCAGGCCAAGGCATTGAGGGCTAAAGAGATAAACGACATCCTGACCTTTGGCCTGTGGGCTGCATTGGTGGCTGTAGTGATTGGTTTAACAGCCTGGTTCACCTGGCAACTTGTGGGGGACACATGACGGACGATAAAGGCGCATTGATTGAAAAGGCTACATTTGCAATACTGCCACTGCTGTTTAGCTGCGTTGTGTATCTGATGTCGGCTCTGTCAAATCTCAGCCATGAAGTCACTATTCTCAATAGCAAGATCAGCTTGGTGGTAACCAGTGACAACAAGCAAGCCAGCAACAGTGGCGCTGAACTGGCAAGGGAAAAGCTAAGACAAGATTTGGAAAAAGAAATCCAAAAGAACCGAGATGACATCATGCACAACAGACAAGAGATTGCCGTGATCAACACCAAGTTGGAGAAGAAGTAATGGACTGGCTTAAACAGATTGCACCAACGATTGCCACTGCACTTGGTGGACCATTGGCAGGTATGGCGGTCAGCGCCATCTCCAAGGCCATTGGGGTTGACCCCGAGAAGGTGGGAGACATGATCAGCAGCAACAAGCTGACTGCAGACCAGATTGCAATGGTGAAGATTGCTGAGATTGAACTGCAAAAGCAAGCGCAGGAGCTTGGCCTCAACTTTGAGAAGCTGGAGGTGGAGGATAGGAAATCCGCAAGGGATATGCAGTCAGCCACTAGGTCCATGATGCCGCCAATACTGGCTGGTGCCGTGACACTTGGATTCTTCTCTATCATGGTGATGATGTTCTTCAACCAGATTGACTCCAACAACCCCGCCATCCTGATGATGCTGGGCAGTCTAGGCACAGCTTGGACTGGCATCATTGCTTACTACTTTGGCTCCAGCGCCGGAAGCCAGGCCAAAACAGATTTGCTGAGTAAAAAATGACGCCTCACTTTAGCTTTGAAGAACTAACGCACACTGACCACAGGACGCTGGACAACACGCCTAACGCACAGGAGCTGGCAAACCTTCAGCGGCTGGCTGAGTTCTTGGAGACAATGAAGACAGCACTTGGCGGCAAGCCTGTGATGATTAACTCAGCCTTCCGCAGCAAGGCAGTCAATGATGCCGTAGGCAGCAAGGACACCTCGCAGCATAGGCAAGGCTTGGCCTGTGACTTTAGGGTGCCTGGGATGACGCCAGACGCTGTGGTGAGGGCGCTGATTTCGGCTAAACTTCCCTTTGACCAAATCATCCGTGAATATGATTCTTGGACTCACATCAGCATTGCTGGAAAGCCAAGGGGTCAGGCTCTAATTATCGACAAGCAAGGTACTAGACAGTTTGTCTGAAAGATCAATATGCTGATGCCACTCAAGATACCAGCAGGCGTTTACCGTAACGGCACTGAATACCAATCAATGGGTCGGTGGTTCGGCGCTAACTTGGTTCGGTGGTTTGAGAACACACTCAGGCCAGTTGGCGGCTGGCGCAAGAGGGCTAATGGACAGATGTCAGGCACCTGCCGAGGCATTATCAATTGGCGTGACAACAGCTCAACTCGGTGGATTGTGGCTGGCACCAACACCAAGCTGTATGTGATGAACCAAGCTGGGACGCTGAAGGAAATAACACCAACGATATTCACGCCTGGTGCAGCAGATGCGTCATTGCTAGTTGGCTATGGCTACGGAAACTATGGTGCATTTGCCTATGGTGTGGCTAGGCCAGACACTGGCGCAATCATCAACGCTGCTACTTGGTCAATGGATACCTGGGGTGAGTATTGGGTCGGCTGCTGCAACTCTGACGGTCAACTGCTTGAGTGGCAGTTGGGATTCACAACGCCAACCAAGGCAGTGGCAATTGTCAATGCACCCACCAGTTGCGCGGCGGTGATGACCACCTCTGAGCGTTTCATGTTCGCCTTGGGTGCCAGCGGTAATCCTCGGCTTGTGGCTTGGTGTGATCAGGAGGACAACACCACCTGGACGCCAGCCGCCAATAACCAAGCAGGCAGCTTTGAGCTGACCACTGTAGGTTCAATCTTGGCAGGTAAGCGGGTGCGAGGCGTCAACCTGATATTCACTGACGTTGATGTCCACACATCCAGCTACATTGGTCAGCCGTTCGTGTTCTCATTTGAGAAGGCTGGCTCTGGCTGCGGCTTGATTGGACCCCAGGCTGTAGCGGCTATTGATACAGCAGCCATCTGGATGTCACGTTCAGGTTTCTGGATTTACGACGGTTACGTCAAGCCACTACCTTCTGACGTTGGCGACTATGTGTTCAGCAATATCAACTTGGAGCAGGCCAGCAAGGTTTACGCTGTCCACAACTCCAAGTTCGGTGAGATATGGTGGTTCTACACCAGCAGCGCCAGCATCGAGAATGACTCCTACGTTATCTATAACTACCGTGAGAATCATTGGTCCATAGGCACCTTGGCGCGTCTGGCTGGGGTTGACAAGGGCGTCTTCAACAACCCGTTGATGGTCAGTGCTGACGGTTACATCTACGAGCATGAGGTGGGCTTTGCCTATGACTCACAGACAATTTACGCTGAGTCAGGTCCGGTGGAGATTGGCAATGGCGAGCAGATCATGCAGGTTCGCAAGGTGATACCGGACGAATCCAACCTTGGGGATGTCAACATCAGTTTCAGCAGCCGTTTCTATCCAACCGACACAGAGACAACCTACGGTCCATTCACCAGCGCCAACCCAACAGACGCACGGTTTAGTGGACGCCAAGTCAAGATGAAGGTGACAGCCGATACTTTGAGTGATTGGCGGGTGGGGGTTATGCGACTAGATGCAGTGCCAGCCGGGAAACGCTGATGTCTCTCAACGTACCGCACCCACCTCAAGTCTATACGCCAGTGATGGAGGCACAGCGTAATTTCCTGCTGGAGAACGCTGACCGACTGAATCGAAAGACTAACGCTGACGTTGAGATTAGCAGCAGTAAGCTGATACTGACCTCACCAAATGGCACTAGGTACAGTGTGGTGGTGAGTAACGCAGGAGCGTTATCGGCAACGGCACTATGACAGATATTGAGAGATTGAGGCCAGAGATTGAAAAAGCCTTAAAATATTCGTTGAACACTCACACATTTGAGGATGTCGTTGAGCTGGTCCAGCAAGCCAAGATGCAATTCTGGCCTGGACGGAATTCGGTGGTGGTTACGGAGATTGTTCTCCACCCACAGCAAAAATGCCTAAACTATTTTCTAGCAGCAGGCGTGATGGAAGAACTAGAACTGATGTCACCAATGATCGAGGCTTGGGGTAAGAGCCTTGGATGCACTCGCGTCACTTTAGCTGGACGCAAGGGATGGCAGAAGACTTTTCTGGCGAAGACAGGTTACACACCACAGTGGTGGATTATGAGCAAGGAGTTATAGCATGGCTGATATGTCAATCCAGAGCGCCTACGAGCGAGTCTTAGGCCGCACACCAAGTGCTGACGAAGTTGCCTACTGGCAGTCTACGTTTGGTAACAGCGTGGACCCTGTTGAACTGTCAACCTTCAGCGTAGCGGCTCAACCTGAACTCGCAGCGGCAGCACCAACGAATACAGCCGTGCGGGATATGTACCAGCAAGTTCTGGGCAGAGCGCCTGACGCCTCTGGCTTGCAATACTTTGCGGAGCGTTTCGGTACGTCCATTGACCCCACTGAGTTGGGTATTTTCCAGAGCATGGCGGCTGAAGAAGTTGCTGCCAATGCAGCTAGAAATGCAGCACAGCAATTAGCTGCACAACAGGCGGCAGCAGCAGCTAACACTACCACTACAACTGCTGCTGGAACTGGAGCCACTACAACTGCTGCTACTGGAATGTCCATTGCAGACGCCTACCAACGGGTCTTGGGACGAGCACCATCTGCTTCTGAAATTGCTTACTGGACATCTCAGTTTGGGTCTGACGTTGACCCTACTGAGTTGTCCACATTCAGTGTGGCGGCTCAACCTGAACGAGCTGCTGCGCCAACAACGAATGATGCTATTCGGCAGATGTACCTATCAGTCTTGGGGCGTGAACCTGATGCATCAGGGCTTCAATACTTTGCTGACCGTTTTGGCACTGACGTTGACGCCTCTGAACTTGGCATATTCAAGGGGATGGCAACGCAGGAAATCAACGCCAATGCAGCCAGGAACGCTGGTACTACGACAGGTACTACGACTCGCACTGGTACTGTCCAGCCCATCACCAGGCCAACAACGCCAAGGCAAGTGACAGGCACCCAGCTTGCACCAGCGCAGGTGACCAACACAGCCATTACGGGTACGCCTTTTCGCAACATCTACACGCCAGCCACAACTCAGCAGAACGCGCCTACGCTGGCGCAAATCAACGCTGCATCTCAGTCGGCTAACCCGTACCAGTCCCTGATGGCGCTGACGCCTCAACGCACACTGTCACCAGCGTATGCAGCCCAAGCTGGGCAGACAGCCGCCAACACCAACCTTGGTGGCTTCAACCCAGCCGTTTACAAACCACCAGCGGCAACGACAACAACAGGAGGTGGCCTGTTAACCACTGCGGAGTCACCGGCTGGTGGAGAGAATACGTCAACTGGCACTGGTATGGCAGGGATTAACAACCAAGCAGCTTTGTCAGCAGCCCTATCCAATCTTGGGTTTGAAGGTTTAGGACAAACACTAGCAACAAGTGTCGGAAATCAACTTGGTAGTTTGACAATGGCTGACATTTTGGGCGGGAACATTGCTGGTGTTAATACTGGTGGTTTTCCGGAAGGGTATATTGACCCAGGTGCCTACGAAGGCGGTCTTGGGTCTTCAGCGGGTATGGGTGGACTTACCGGACCTAATTATTCAGATTATGGTGGCATGGCTGGCGAAACTGGCGGCGAATGGGGTTTTGGTGGAGAGTATGCCAAGGGCGGCATGGTCAAAATGAAACCCCAGATGAACAACCCACCTGGGCCAGACGATGGTTACGCAGCACTGGAAAATGGCGAGTACGTCATCCGCAAGAAGGCGGTGCAGAAGTATGGCGCGAACATTTTCGAACAAATTAACGCAGGCAAGATTCCAGCCAAGCGTTTGAAATCTCTGTTGGAGTAACACCATGAGCAAAAGCGGCGGAAGCCAGACAGTCACCACACAAATTGATCCCACAATTAAAGCTGCCTACCTGCAGAACTTGCAGCAGGCGCAGGGCGTAGCCTCGGCGTTACCTGTCAGGGAGTTTGCTGACTTCAACCCCATCTATCGGGCTGGTGAGCAGCAGATGGTGAACACTGGTTTGGCGGGTCAAGGTCTTGGAACCACCAACCTTGCAGCCGAGTACGCCAACCAAGCGGCTCAGTTCAACCCTTACTACACAGGCGGCGTCAACGCTGGTCTGTCCAACCAGATTGGTGCTGTTGGCTACACACCCACTGATGTCACTGCTGCTCAGAGCAACATGGGCAATATCGGGCAGTACATGAACCCGTACACCAATCAAGTCATCACCAACAACCTGAGTGACATTGAGGCCGCACGGCAAGCAGCCGTACAACAGATGGGTGAGGCTGCGACTAGGGCTAAAGCCTATGGCGGTACACGCCAAGGAGTTGCGGAAGCAGCTACCAACCGAGCCTATGCTGACAAGGCGGCTCAGATGTCCGCACAGCTACGCCAGCAAGGGTTTGACACCAGCGCCAACCTGATGCAGCAAGACTTGGCACGACAGCAGCAGGCTAACCTCCAAACAGCAGCACAAGGTACTGGTGCGGCTCAGTATGGTGCTGGTGCCATCAACGCTGCGATGGGCGGTAATGCAGCAGCGCAGAATGCTATGGCTCAGTTCAACGCTCAGTTGGCCCAGCAGTCTG